CGAAGAAGTTAACACAGAGGTCGAAACAAATGATTCTGTACTAGAGTCGGATACTAGTAATCAAGTTCAAGATGAATCTAATGAACAAGTTGATGAAGTAGCAGTAGCACAAGAAAAAGCTAACGCAGCGTTTAATAAGCAGTACGGCGAAAAGAAACAGCTAGAGCGTGATGGAGCAACGAAAGATGCTCGAATTGCAGAACTAGAAAACGCCGATCGAGAACGTCAAGCGGCACAAGTGGGGAATATTCCACCAATGCCTGATGCTTTTGATGATGATTTTGAAGTTAAAATGAAAGCTCATATTGATGGCGTGAAAGCGCAAGAGCGACATGCGACTAATAATGATATCTATGTAAAGCAACAACAAGCTACACAATTTAATCAACAACAAGTAGCGCAGCAAACGGCAATGAAACTACAGAGTGATTTTGTAACTAATGCTAAAGGTGCAGGTGCAACAGATAAAGAGTTTAATGACGTAATAAACACTCTTAATAATGGCGGAATGACTGTAGATACAGCGACAGGAATTATGGATCTTGGTGCTGATGGTTATTTTGTTGCTAAACATCTGGCAGCTAATCCGCAGGAAGCTAATGAATTTAATAATCTTAGCCCAATGCAGCAAGGTATGAAGCTCGTAGAATTAAAGCAGAAAGCAAGCGCATTAAAACCGAAAACAAGCAACACTCCAAGCCCGGCAGCTAATTTGACGGGTAACGGCGCAGGAGAGCAGAAGCATCCAGCGCTTGAAGGTGTAAAATATAGTTAATTAAGGAGCCACTCATGGCTAATACTTTTGATAGTAATTTTTCACGTAAATTAATGGACAAGGTTCTTGTTCCCTTTGAAACAAGTCGAGTCTTATCTAAAAACATTAATACACAAATGTTTCAAGGTAGTTTTGATGTACGAAGCGGCGAGGATGTAGATGTAAAACGCCCTACTGACTGGTTGGTAAGTGAGACTGTAGATGGTGATTTAACATCAGAAACAGAATCGGTTTATCAAACTGGTAAAGCAACCGCGACAGTTCAAGATCAACTAACTGTTTTTGCATCAGTCAAAGAGTTTGACGAAGCATTAAAAGGCGGCGGCGATCCTCGTTTCTTCCAAGATATGGCGCAACGCTTAGTTACCAAGATGGAGCTTAAAACCGCTTCATTTATCGCTAAGAATACAGCTTTATTGGCTGGTGTTGTTGGTACTGCCGTTGGTGCTGGTGGAGATGCTTGGGATGATGTAGCAGAAGCAGGCGCAGTAATGGAATCTTCTGGTGTGCCTAAAGATGGTAACTGGAAATATGTTGTTAATCCTCATACTCAACGTAAGCTTGCAGGCGATCAGCGTAGCTTAGGTGGTGAAACTGGTTCGATGACAGCCAATCAAATGGCTACCATTCAAGAGAACTTTGCTGGCATGAAAGTTATGACAGCAACAACAATGCCTAGCTACTTAACTGGTACAGGTGCAGATCGCGCTGGTACTGTTGTTGGTACTCCTTTAGCTACTTATGCAGCAGCTAAAGATACAATGACTCAGGTTATTGGTGTAACAGCATTTCAAGCTAACTTGGTTATTGCTGCTGGTGAGACTATCACTATTACGGCGGCATCAGGTGCGGTTAATCGTTTGAACTTAGCTACTCGTGAGCCTGTTATTGATGATACAGCTAGTGAAGTGGTATTTACTGGTACTGTTACCGACACTGTTACCCTTAGTGGCGCTGGTGCAGGTAACTTGATTATAACTGGCCCTGCATTATTTGAAGCTAACGGTCAATACAACACTGTAAGTCAAGCAATTGCTGCTGGTGATGTTATTACTCTTGGTGGTGCTGCTGATACTCGTATTCAACCTAACTTATTCTTCCATCGTGACGCTTTCGTTATCGCTGGTGTACCAATGGATAAATTAGATTCAACTGATACTCTTGCGCAAACTAAAGACGGTATTCAGTTACGAGTAAGTAAAGGCTCAGACTTCACTAAGAATACTAACAAGGTTCGTATTGATTTACGTTACGCTCTTGGTGTAATGAATCCGTTCCTAGCTGGTCAAGGTTTCGGTAATCCTTAGTAAGTAATCTTGTAATAGCCATTCTAACGAGTGGCTATCATCAAGCTTATTAATTGGAGAAACTCATGCTTTGGAATAGACCAAACGGCAAACCTATCGAATTAAAAGACACTCCTGAAATGGCTAAACTTGCAGCCGATAAAGGGTGGACTAAATCCACAAAAAAGAAACCAGCTAAAAAGGCTGACTAATGGAAACTGCACAAGAAGTTATCAACGATTCATTGCAAGAGATGTTAGTTCAAGCATCTGAGCAACCTATTGAAGCGGTAGACTTTCAAACGGCGCGTAGGTATCTAAATCGTATGATGGCGCTAACTCCTTACAATGGTTTAGGCTTCACCAATATAACTAACCCTGATGATTTAATGACCGTCCCTGATGGCGCATTAATGGGCATAGTTAAAAACCTAACTATTTATTTGCTATCTACTTTTGATATGCCCGCAACTACTGAACTAATGGCAACTGCTAGAGAGGGCTTGCAAGAGATTCGCCGCATAGCGGTAACGGTTCAACCCACTGCATTCCCTTGTACATTACCTATCGGTAGTGGTAACGAGCAAGAAAACACATTTAACAATCAACACTTTTATCCTTGCCCTGATAACGAACTGTTAACAGAGCGAGAAGGTGCAATCTTATTAGAGAGCGATACACATGAGTCATAGTCAAAAAATAAGCTCGTTTAATACTCAATCAATACTTGCTGGTACTGATTTATTTACACTTGTGCGTAATGGTACAAATGTAAATGTATCATTTTCTAACTTCAAAACGTCACTAGGTGTAACAGGTACGTTAAATCAAGTAGGCAACTCTTTAGCTGTACCAGTATTAGAGAAGATTGGCAGCGCTAATAATATTCGTAACATTGAAAACGGCCCCGGTATTATCGCAAGTGTATCAGCTGAAAACGGTATCAATTTAAAGTGGAATATCTTACAAGATGCAACAGGTGTTTCATTAACTAACGGCTTATCTAATTTACAACCTGACATTGCTTCATTAAGTGCTGGTCTAGGTATCTCCATTGTAAAAACAAATAACAATATAGTATTTACTAATACTGTTGATCCTGCCACTGGTTTATCTAATCGCGTAGTAGTAACACAGGCATCTGATTTATCAGGGTCATTAGACAGCACAAAGCAATACTTTCTTGACGGGATAATTGATATGGGCAGTCAATCAATTGAAGTTCCTCAAGGTGGCTTGTCGATAACGGGTTATAGCTTTGACCTATCTAAATTAACATCCAGTGTCGCGGGTTACACAATGTTTACCTCTCCTGTTGGTGGTTCAGGTAATGTACTAGGTATGGATTACGCCGTGGAGGTTACAGGCGCAGGCTCTCAAGTTTACGATTTAACAAGCGATACAGGCTTTGAAGCTTTCGAGTTTACCCGTATAAATTATAATGATTGTTCATCACTAGGTACTATTACAAACTATCGTCAAGGTTTAGAGATCGGGACTGGTCGCTTCGGTGGTAAGCCTGAATTAACTCTAGCGGGTGTTTGGGTTGGTGGTTACTTCATTGATACGTCAATCATTAGAAGCTTAGATGATGGCGCGTACAGTTTATTTAAAGCTGGTGCTGGCTTTGTTATGTCATCACGCTTTAGGTCTAACATGAATTTAGATTTACCTGCTAGTGCTTCATTCTTTGACTTTGCTGCTAGTAACTTTGTTAATCCGTCAACGCTTCAAATTATGGGGGCTATTGTTACTCGTGATGGTGTATTTGACGCTACTGATTCAAATATTACACCAAACATAACGGAGAGCGCCCTAGTCTCAGACTGGACAGCTAACAACGGAATGCCTAACACTTTTGTGGGCGGCTCTATTGGTGTAGCTACGGAAGCGGCTACAACTATCACAACGCCCGGTGTATTTGTAGATTTAGCCGCTACGCTATGGACACCAGCAGACCTGCAGCACTTTAGCAATCCGAGTGGTGGGCAGTTAAGGCATGATGGCAATACTCCTAGAGAGTTCACAGTTATAGCAAACCTTGTTTTAGACTGCTCTAACGGTGATGATTTAACGTTAAGAGTAAGTAAGTGGGATGATTCAGCATCATCATTCGTTACCGTTTTAGATCAGACAAGAGAGGTTAATAGTTTTGTTGGTGGCCGTGATGTTGCTTTTTTTAATGTAAACATAAATACAACATTAGACGCTAATGACTTTATAGTTTTACAAGTGGCTAATGTTTTAGCTACAAACGATGTTACAGCAGAAACAGATAGTTACTTCATTGTAGAGGCTAGATAATGCCTAAAGTTAACCTTGCTCTAGATGGATTTTACGAATCAGAAACTCTTGAGATATTCGAGCAAGAGTGCGTGAATTGGTATCGTCAAATTTCTAAGAGTCAAGGTGATGTTAGTTTAATCTCATTACGTGGCAGTGCTGGTATTGCTGAGAAATTAACAACAGGCGTTATCAGGCAGATTAACCGCGGATCTCATGTTAAAGCGGGCAAATCTTATTTTCTTAACGGCGAAACATTGGTAAGAGTTGATATAACTTTTGATGAAGAAGGCGCACCTAGCTTTGCTGCTGTATCACTTGGCACTATACCGGGTGAAGATCGTGTAAGTATGGCTGATAACGGCACTCAATTAATGATATTAGTTCCTGGTGGTGACGGGTTTATCATTGATGAAAGTCAAACGCCTCCTGCTGATTTTGTAACAATAACAGACCTAAGTTTTAAGGCTAATGGCGCACCACAACACGTGGTTTTTAATGACTCCTTTTTTGTTGTAACCACTGATACTAAGGTGTTTATTCGTTCAGATGCTAACGATGGCACAAGTTGGAGCGCTCTGAATAAGTTTACCGCAGAGTCAGACCCAGACACGATCACAGGTATTCACACTAGTAATAACAGTGTTTATATAGGTGGCAGTGAAACAATAGAAGAAACAGAATTTAACGGTACTGTATACCAAAGAACAGGGTTATTTATCGATGTTGGTATATCCGCTCCATTCGCTATAGAAAGCACTAAGAATTCGTTTATGTGGATTGGCTCAGGAACTAATGACAGTCCTGCTATATGGGAGCTTTTAGGTAGTCAGGAAGAAAAGATTTCAACGACCGCTATCGATAAAATATTGCAAAGCTTTCCTGCATCAGATATTGAGTCAGCGTTTAGTTATTCATTTTCACAAAACGGCGCTCACTTTGTAGGCTTTTCGTTTCCTACATTGACACTCGAATTTAACACGGTCACTAGAAAGTGGAACGAAAGAAAGAGTCAAGTACTTGACACTAAAGGGTTCACTCAAACTGTCAGGTGGCGTGTTAATTCAGTTGCTTTCGTTGATGGTTTTCTATTGTGCGGTGATTCTCAGGATGGTCGTATTGGCGAAATTAGTCCGTTTATATACTCAGAATACGAAGATGAAATAATTCGCTCTTGCGTTATCCAGCCTTTAACGAATCAAGGCTCTGCTATCTCAATCCCAATGCTAGAAGCAACATTTAAAAGCGGCGTTGGCACGCTAGAAACTCCTAACCCACAAATAAGATTAGAAACATCAAAGACAGGTAACGGATTTAACAACCCGCTTAGTAGGGGTATTGGTGGTATTGGGCAGTATGATCGCAGAAGTATATGGACAAGGTTAGGTAGATTTCCTCGTGAGGCATTCTTAAGATTGACAATGAGCGACAAGGTTGAAAGCGAATTTATCAAGCTAGAATCTAAACCTAAAGGTGGCAACTAATGGCGCTTAATATAACTAAAATAAACATCAATAAGCCTATTGTTGAAGTTAATGGGACGATGACAAGCCAGAGTCGTAAGTTCTTTCGCGCTGTTATGGATAGGGCTTTAATTATTGGAACAGGAAGCCCAGAAGGTGTAGTTCCAGCGTTACAAGGTGCTAGTTATATGGATGACGCAGGAACAGCGGGAAATATACATTATTTAAAGCGTGATAACGATGATGGTGTACTGCCAACACCAGATAAATCGAAAGGGTGGATTCTAACGTGATAGTTAAAAGAACGAATGACATGGAGTTAATAGAATCCGTAATGCTTCGTGATGACATCTTCGCAGTAATAGCAGAGGACGGGCAGACGAAAGAAGACCAAGATTTTGACACTTATAAAAACTGTTTTCTATCTCTTGCTGTCGATGGTCAATTAATTGGCGTTTATGTGATTCATCCTCAAAACCAAATCACAATAGAAATACACGCACATGTTTTACCTGAATACAGAAAGCAACATTCAAAAGAGTCAGGTAGAAAGGTGCTAGATTGGATTATTAACAACGTGCCGCAATGCGAAAAAGTGACAGCTAAAGTGCCAAGTATTTATGAAAACGTTTATTTGTTTTGCCTATCAAATGGATTTACAGAAGAAGGTGTTAACCGTCTTAGCTACAAGAAAGATGGAAAGATATACGATCAATACATGCTAGGCATTACTAAACAAGAAATTGAAAGTTTTTTAAGGGGTAAATAATGGGGTTTATTACAGACACGTTTTTCGGTGGCGCTGAGAAGAAAGCCGCTAAAAAACAACAGCAAGGAATTGAGGCAGGGCAGCAATTTATACAACAAGGTACTGAGCGCGCAGAACAGAGAATAGAGGATATATTTCCTCTTGCTCAACAGGCTTTGCATGGCGGTTTTCAAGGTGCGGCTAACATCTTTGGTCAAGCGATACCTCAACAAGCTAATGTTTTTCAGCAAGGCAACGTAGCGGCACAACAACAAATTGCTCAAGGCTTACCACAGTTTCAAAATGCGATACTTGGACGACCTGTAGATTTTGGTCAATTTCAGCCTACTACATTGCAGCAACCTGATTTTGGTTTCTTGCAAAACCAACAGTTTCAAACTCAAAACCCATTCGCACCACAACCACAAGCGATAGGGCCGCAACCTCAAAATACACTTGGTGGTATTGGTGGTCAAATAGTTTCGCCTCTGGGCGGTCAGTTTAATAACTTTAGGACTCCATAATTATGGCAGTTAATCAATTTCAGACTCCGCCGTTCAATCCTTTAGGTGGTGGCCCCGGTGCTGGTCGCGTAACTGGTAGAGCGCCGCAATTTATACCACAACGTACAGAAGGTGGTCAGTTTAATCCTGCAATGCAAAGACAGCAATTCGGCAGACCTGAAAGGCAACTTAACAGAGCACAGCAAGCTCAATTACCTCCCGGTGTTCAATCAGCGCAGCCGCAGCAAATGCAACAAATGCAGCCGCAACAGTTTCAACAAGCCGTTCCTCAAACTGGTTTAATTGGTGCTGAACAAGCTTTGCAGGGTGGGTTACGGGGTGCTTTAGGTGCTAGCCAGCAAGGTACAGGTCAGGCGTTAAATACTTTGATGTTTGGCAATCAATTGGCTGGTGGTCAACTTGCACAAGGTCAACAAGCTTTAGGTGGTAACTTTAATGTCGATCCTAATACTGGTCAGCCTTTATTTCAACAAGCTGCTCAAGGTGTTGGTCAATTCGTTGATGCTGGCGTACAGGCTCAGCAAAGACAATCGGCATTAAGTGGCGCACAAGGACAAGAAGCGTTTGATCAAGCGTTTCTTAATGATCCCGGTCAACGGTTTTTACGTGAGCAAGGGGAGCAATCAAGAGTAAATCAAGCAGCGGCTAGTGGCGGTTTGGGTTCTGGTCAATTCCAAAAAGAATTAATTCAGTTTGGTCAAGGTAATGCAGCACAAAATATACAGCAACAAATACAAAACTTAGGGCAATTATCTAATCAAGGATTACAAGCAGCAAACCAGCAAGGCGGCTTTTTAAGTCAAGGCGGTCAGCAATTAGGTAATCTAGCCAATGCAAACGCTGGGCGTGGATTACAACAAGCAGGACAACAAGCTCAATTATTTGGTCAAGGTGCTAATATATCTGCTGGCTTAGCTGGTCAGGGCGCTGGATTCCAGCAACAAGGCGGATTGTTTAATGCCAACCTACTGCAAAATACAGGTCAAAATGTTGCACAAGGTAGAACGAGGGCAGGCGAACAAATCGCGGGACAAGTTGGCGCTAGCTCATCAGCCTTAGCTAATCTTGCTAATCAACAAGGTACTGGTTTAAGTGATATACTAGGCGGAGGCGCACAAAGTCAAGCACAATTACAACAAATGTTTGGACAATTAAGCGCAGCACAACAACAGCAGTTAATGACTCAGTTAGCTAACTTATCAACTGGTCAAGCTACACAGTTAGCAGGTGGAGCAGGTCAAATAGGGCAAGCTCAAGCGGGCGGTATTATTGGCGGAGCTAATGCGATTGGCGGTACTATTGGTGATATAGCTGGTGGTATAGGTTTAGGCGGTATACTGGAAGATTTATTTCCATAACAAAAAGGTTTAATTATGCCAGCAAGTACAATATTCCAACAGTTCGGGCAGGGACAAGCCCAAAGACAGCAAGAGCAACGCGCACAACAAAATCAAGCGTTCAATCTTGAGCAACAAGAGTTTCAACGTGGTCAGCAATTCTTACAGCTTGACGATCAGCGCAAGAAAGCATTATTCACAGACGCGAGAGAAGTTAATACTCGCTTAGGTGCTGGTGATGTTAACGGCGCTTTAGGTGTACTCAGTGAGCGTGTAGGTATCATCGAGCAATTAGGCGGTGATACTACTGATACTCGTGAGATTGCAGACTTGTTAGCGTCTGGTAATATCCAAGGTGCGCAGGAATTGTTAACACTTACTGAAACAGTAGGAGTTCAACAAGGATTCTTGAAAGACTTAACTAGCGGCGGCCCTGTTAGCGTTCAATCTGCTAAGATTTTAGATGATGGTACTGTTATCGAAGTACTTAAGCGCGGAGGTAGACGAGTTATATCACCAACAGGCGAACTATTAACTGGTGATGCAGCTAAAGAAGCGGTTAAAGTATCTCGTGATCAAGCCTTTAATCGCAAGAAAGAAATCGCTAGATTAGGTCAATTAATTAGGCGTGAAGAGGCTAAAGAGGGTTTATTAACTGACCAGCAAACATCTATACAGCGCGGTAATATTAAAAGGCTTGGTACACTATCAGGCACATCATCAGGCAGAGTTTCATCAATCAAGAAAGCAACTAAATTTAAACTTGCACTAGAGAAAGGTGAGGCATCATCAGGAGCAAGCAGAAGAGGCGCATCATTTATTCCGGGCGTGTTTACTTCTCAAGGTCAATTTGATGAAGAGTTCAACGCATTCTCAGAAGTAGCAGCAAGGCAACAACTAAAAGCATCAGGCGAAACTAGGCCAACAGACGCAGACGTTCAAGGCATGAAGCAAGCTATGTTTGGTATAGGCAGAGATAAAGACGTAAACATTCAATTGTTATCTGATTTTATCGCTGACCAAAACGCACAAAATAACGAGCTAGACCAATTAATAGAGGCTAGTAGAGGCGGTGCATTAAGTGAGTTTACATTTACCCCTGCACAACAAAATATACAAACCGATACTTCTACACTTTCTGACGATGAGTTATTTAAATAATGGCTACTACTAAAGAGAAATGGCAAGAGATTGCTAATAGAGGATTGCAGGATAATTTCGATCCTGCAACAAGGGCTAAGTTTGACGAAGCTGTTAATCGTGGATTGATAACTTTACAACCACAACAACAGCAAGTAATTAATCCAGACGTCCCCGACGGCGGTCAAGTATCGGTAGCGCAACCCGCACCAGAAAGATCTTTAGGTGAAACACTGACAGGATTAGGTGAAGCTGCTTTAACTACTGCGACAGGTGCAACAGGTGGAGCTTTAGGTTTTCTTGAAGGTAGTATCGAAGGTGCGGTTAGAAACTTGGCTGGTGATTTAACTCAAGAAGAGGCTAGAAATCTTGCACAAGAAAGAGCAGGAGCTTTAACATTCGCACCACGAACAGAGGCAGGACAAGAAATAATTGGAGGTATAGGTGAGGCCTTAGGCTCTTTACCTCCTGTGCTTGGTACTGGTCCAGTTGTCGGATTGAATGCTGTAAAAGGATTTAGATTACCTAAAAGCAAAAACAAGGCGCTTAATGCTCTTGGTGAAGCTGCCCCCGATCAAGTTAAAAAAAGCTTTGAAAAGAAATTAGGTAATGACAGATTTGAACCTAAGATTTTCGGTATGGTTAAAGAGGCTCGCAAACAGGGTTTTGACGATTCAGTTACTACTTTGATTGCAAATGCTAGCACTACAGATAAGCGTAAAATGGCTAGAATGGTTTCTATAGTTGAAAGTGGAAAGGGTGACGCTAGAGCAAAGGCATTAACTAGAACTGCTGATGTTGCTGGTGACGCTTTAGTTAAAAAGATTGATTTCGTTAAGAGTAATAATAAGCAAGCAGGCAAGCAACTAGGAAGGATTGCAAAAGGATTGCAAGGAAAAGAAGTTGACATAAACAATCCTGTAACTAAGTTTATTAATGATCTTGATGAACTAGGTGTAACTTTTGATGATAATGGAAAACCAAACTTTCAAGGCTCACAAATTGAAGGAGTTACTCCTGCTGAAAACCTAATAAACAAAATAGCTTTAAGAGTTAAAAGAAAGCCTGAGCCTGATGCTTTAGAAGCTCATCAGTTTAAAAGGTTCATTGATGAAAATGTAGCTTTTGGTAAGTCTGCTACAGAGGGCTTAAGCGGCAAAACAGAGAGCGTTGTTAAATCCCTTAGAAAAGGTGTAAACGATAGTATAAGTGATATATCTGATGGTTACAGAGAGGCTAACAAAAGATTTTCAGATACTATAGGCGCTCTTGATGACTTGCAAGATGTAGCAGGTAGAAAGCTTGATTTCTCAGGGCCTAACGCTGACAAGGCGGCAGGCGTTTTATTGAGATCGCAAACTAATAATACAAAAGGCAGAGCTAATTTATTAACCTCTATTAAAAACTTAGAAGATACCGCGCAGAAATACGGCGGCTCATTTGATGATGATATATTAAATCTTTCTATATTCTCTGATGAGCTAGATGCTGTTTTCGGGAGTGGCGCAAGAACATCGCTAAGGGGCGAAGTTGGTAAGGCTGGAGTTGATACTGCTATTGATGTATCACAAATGACTATACCCGGAGCGGTTGCGGTAGGAGCTAAAGCAGGAGCGAAGCGGTTAAGAGGTATTAACGAGGCTAATCAATTAAAAGCCATTAAAAGACTATTAAGGGGTAATTAGTGATTTACTTATATGAGTCAATAACGCCAGCAGCAATACCGACAACAGCACAAAGTAATAGGTATGCTAAAAATAATTCAATCATGATAAAATCCACTTTAAATAAAATTAGTATAGCACACGTTAAAAAAGGAGAAATGTATCTCTAGGTTTATTAGTCCGATCACTGAAATAAAGCCGTTAGGAAGCGTAAGCTTTTTTGACGCATCTACCAATACACCAAAGATAACATTCAAGGATAATTTAGAAACTATACCTCATGAATTATCTATTAATGTTGACGCTGATGGTAATCTGCCAAGCATATTCTTTAGCGGTTCAGCTAGGGCGGTATTCCTTGATGAATTCGGCGAGCAGTACGAATCAACAAGTCCTATAGGTGAAGAGGTTGGGCTTGGTAATTTCTCTATATGGAACCCTAACGTGGTTTATAGTAAAGGTGATTTTGTTAAAGGTTCGGATGGATTCTTTTATGAGTCAGAATCAAACGGAAACCAAGGCAACGATCCAACATTAACGACAGGGTTTTGGAATAAAGTATTATTACCTAGTCCGTGGATAAATAAATCAGATAACTTTACGGTAGAGGCTAACAGCCAGTATCAAATGGATAATTCAGGCGGCGCTATGGTTCCTGTCTTTAAAACTGCTTACGCGGTCGGTGATTCAATTACTATTCACAGTGAATCAGTATCCACGGGTATCATATCAATAACAAACGCAGCTTTAACAATTAAAGGGCCTAACGGAACAATAGCAGCAGGTACACCTTTAGAGTTAGCTATCGGGAATTCCGTACAACTAGTGGCTAAAACCACAACAATACTAGAAGTAGTAGGAGCGCAGGTATCATGACATTATTAAGTTCAATAGTTGGCGGAGGTAGTGGGAGTCTTACATTCCCTCAAGCTGTCACTACATTAGGCAATCTAACTTTAAAGTCAGTAATGTCCACCAGTGTTGCAGATTCAGCGTCAACATTTTGGGATGCTATAGATGTAAGTCATACCGCCTTTGGTTGGGAGAGCGTATCCTTTACTGTAGCCACTGGTACGGCAGAGCAAACCATCATTGATGTAAGTGGTGACGGTGTATTAACTCAAGTTATTTCACCTTCATTAAGCGCATCTGGTACTGTCACTATAAGAGTAACTATTGACGGAGTGGAAACAACCTACATATCTCCGACTATATCCGTATCAACAGAGGATAGATTCTTACTAGGTTTTTATGATGGATATAAAAGCACAGGATTAGCAACAACAGCAACAGGCAGAGGCTCTAGTTTAGATGGTGGGTTCAGCTTAACCGAAGCAGTATTAAACTTACCTTCATCAATACAAACTTTAATGGATAGTAATATAGGCCAAGTATTCAAGACTTCATTAAAAGTTACGGTACAGGGCTCTGTTAATTTCGGAACTACCGGGCAAAGACCAGAATCAGCCACTTGTTATTCAACATACATTCCAGAGGGTTTATAAATGAATATTATCGCATGGGATAAATCAACGGATAAAGCCGTAACCCCTGAAAGAATGCCTATTAATGGTGAATGGTGCTGTTATATTGATGGTAAACGAACCACTAAAAGGCAATACAATGACTTTCCTAATGGGTTAAGGCCAGAGGATAGCTAACCTATATCTATCCGTCTAATAAAAGCCCCTTGATCGGTTATTGATGTTGGGGCTTCACTTACATAAGACCCGCTACCTTTATAAACTTTTCTAATGTAATTATATTTATAACTGAAACCACACTTTAATTGATGCGTGCCATCAATATCAAATACTTCAATGTCTCCGCCACAATAACCAAACTCTCCGATAGTCGGAGTTACAATATAACCATCGACAAAACCACCTGTATTGTAATTGTGTCCAACTTCACAAATTTGAACGCTACTATTTAAGCCAAAGCAGTTTAGATACCTACTTCCCTCATCAGGATAAAAAGAAGATGAAACAACAGCAAGAATTTTAACCTCTCCGTCTATTACTTCGATATCTTTCATGTAAACATAACCACCTGTATCATGGATTAATGTTTTATTATCATCTGGCAGCAATGGAAGCGTTAACTTTTCATCGTCTTTATTAAACCACGTGTAACCGTCTCTCGACTTCATATAATAAACATTGGTACGTTTATCCAGATTATCATCTTCATGCCAGTTATAAGCTAAATGAACCCATTCTCCATCATAAAACGAAGTAGCATAATGACCACCTGACACTAATTTGATTTCAGCCCAATTAACTTTTGAGTATAACTCTCTAATATTTCCAGAGCTGTATCGAGTAAATAGCATGGTATTTTCCCATAACTGAGGGTACGCCCACCATCCAGTGTCGATCAATTCAAAAGAGCTAATATCATTTTTATTAACTGACTTGTAACAACTTCCTATTCTTTTATTTCCACGAGCAGCACAAACAATATAAATATAATCATCAATCACATTTATTACAGCGTTGTCGTGTGGGTCTGTTACGTCATTAATCGTATGAACTAAGGTTTTATTTCCATTCGTATCTGCAACAAATATTTCAAGGTTGCCGCTATTATTATCAGAGAAAATATAATAATCAACATCACCATCATTAACGGCGATAGGTATATGTTTAGCGGTATACGTTCCCAATGCTCCAGAGTATTTAGGGTATCCGTTATGCTCCCACCACGGCAATTTATACCATGATGATTCATGAATCCTAAATGATATATCTAGCTTATCGCCATTGTTTAATGTTCTAATAGTCATTTTATTTCCTTTTTTAATAAACCTGAACTATAATAATAAAAGTTTCATGAAGCTTAACTGCTTCTTTCATTCACTTTGTATTATTTGTTTGTTTGTGCCTCGCTCATGTGAGGTGTTTTTTTATCTTTTGTTTATACAATAATTCTATCTCTTTCAATTCTGCACAAGCATACTTCTTAGGTTCGTGCGGCCCTTCTAGCCATTCAACCTTATCAAGCCCTATCTTTTTAATTAGATTAATTCGATAGTTTTCTATATTGCCAGACTTGAACAGGTTGCAGTGCTCACATTGAAGGTGCACGTTAAGCTCATTAAATCTAAGCTCAGGAGATGATCCAACGCTTTTATAATGACCAGCATTAACTTTGCATCCAGTAGAGCGACCGCAACTAATACAACTACAATCACTATCTCTAGCGCGTATATAAGCATTAAAAGACTTCTGTGCAGATTTTGTACGTAGTGACTTGTCATTATCTTTTAACCTCTTCTTTTTAGCCTTATGAGCAATATCACTACCTTTTTTAATTCCAGCTTTAGCTTTAGCAGTAGCGCAATCAAAATCACAAAAGAAAGTATTATGTATTACTATTCCATCATCAGCTATCTTGTATGTTTTACATTGTGAGCATCTACGCTTACGGTTAGCCATTAGTTAGACTTTTCTATAACTGTCGTAATTGCTACCACACACCAATCACCAGAAAGCATCTCCGCGCTATTCCCGTAAAAATAATCATACGAAACAACTTTACTTTCATAGCTAAAACCAGCTAAGCCATAAAAACCAATGATTTTTCTTTGAATTGCCACTACTTTAAGCTTTTTAGGTGAAAGCATTCTCCTTGTAATAAAAATAAATAAAATCACCGTAATCAATACAAGCACAATCAAAGTAGGGTTGCTTATAATTTCACTTTCACAAGCACCAATAACACCTCTTTCACATGCTGTAAATCCATATTGTTTCATTTTATAATCCCCTTAATAAACTTCATTACACCATCATGCAATCGCTTAACTTTGCCGTCACTTACACAATAAAACCCTTCTACTGCTTTATATCTAGCCTGAAAGCTAAATATAGTATCTTTACAATGGCGGCATGTTCTACGCTTGCCTTTTTGAAGTAGTCTCATGATTTGTACCACCACTTAAATTCTGTAATTGAATTGAATTTATACCAAGGCATGCAGTCAAGTGACGCTTTCTTGCTCGACCACACCCAATATTGACCGTTCTTTAATTTAATATACATAACTAATCCCTAAATTTTATCGGTATATTATTATCATTAAAATAGTAAATCATTTGTTCCATATAAATCTTAGACTCTGCTGTATTGAATTTACTTGTAACCTCTATGCCTTCCATTAAATTAACCCGTTCTTCATAAGGTCGATTATAGAAGTTTAAAGCATCAAGTAGAGTCTCATAAAAATCACTATGCTTTGCGCTATTTAATAATATTGGCAATCCAAACGTGTATTTACAAAACCGCTTAGTGTAACCGCCGATACTCTTACTGTGCTTATCTATTTGCCCGTACCATAGATGTTGCTGATTGTTGGCTGATATACTTCTATCCTTCTTTACCTCACCAACATCAAACTGCTTATCAGTGGTCAAATCTAACTTGTCGACTTCTTGATTAAAGTAAGCTCTATTGCTAGATGTAAGTATTAGTTTCACTAGTGACTCACTACAGGGCGTATAACAGCAACGTGATTATATCCGCCGGGATGATAAACAATATGCTTTTCATTCTTAAGCTCTAATAAATACTTTCTAATAGCGCCAACAGATATATTAATTTTCTCTGCTAACGTAGGTATGCTATCCTCGCCAGCCTTAACCAATACTAAGCACTCTTGCTTTCTATTAGCACGTTGAGACTCTTTAACCATCTTCTCGCGCTCAATTAACCCTAAGTCTGCAAACTGCCTTAATGATGTACCAACAAAACTATCAGATAAATTAGTTTTCTTGGATATTTCCATGATACTTTTAACGCCTGACAAATATAAATTAAGTATGTTTTGCCTGTTCGGTGTTAACTCAACATCATTATTTATTGCAGGTTTAATATTTTCTATTTTAGGTTCAGCTCTCATTGCGCTAATACCTATCATCATTGATACGTTCAAAGCCTTTCTCCATAATATAAATAATTATCTTGTTGCCAAACCAAGTCACTTGCTTCTACATCTAACGAGATAAGCCGTGGCGTTACATTTAACGCATAAGCTATATCTTGAGTTATCATCTTATCGTTATACCTAACAAGACACTCTAAGGCCTTTCTGCGAGCTGTCACTTTAATTTGAGTTATTGTCATATTGCCACCATAAAAATTATAATCATAAACATCGAAGCTATTGCATATAGTAAAGGTTTAATAGTTACTGGTTTATTCATTGTTAGCCTCGTATTTTGGAATCTCTGGTAATAACATCCAGTGAGTTACTACATCCGTCAAATCTTCACCTAGATGCCGAAACTTTCCATGCTCTATCTCTCCTTTGTATTTCATGTAAACAACAATCAAAGACTCTCCTTTTCCATCAGTTACCAATACCCTTTCCGTTGTATCTGGTAATCCATCGTTAACGCTTGTCCATTTCATTTAATGCAATCCTCTATAGCCTAATTCAATATTCAAAGTAGTAACTAAAAGATATTGAGTATTTAAATCATCAATCAATTCTTTAGTTAAATGATTAAGCGTAATAACTTCTTTTTCTAGCTCGAAGTTATTCTTCACTAACTGCTGGTATGTTGGTTTTATTGTCATTGTTAGCTCTCCATCCCTTATGTTGACTCGACCTTCCTTTGTGAACTGCCTGCATACTAGTCAAGGTTAGGTTATTATCACGACAAAATTTAGTTAAATTATAAATATTTACAACACCCTCTAATGGAGATATGAAAATATAGCTTTTAGCGTGAGCCTTGATATTGTTATCCCTTCTACTTACAAATATGCAACTGTCAGGAGAGTAAACTTTATTGCCCGTTACCTTTATATCCTTATCTAATTCACACCCTTCTATGTAATTTTCATCCATCCATCTAGCAAAATTCTGGAAGTTGTGCCACTCCTCGCAAACAGTGCAATCTATATATGTAGGAACGCTTTCCCTTATAGTTTCGTTGTAACACCTTTCAATCATGTTTTTCCATGCTTTATATTGCTTAGTGTTCTTTTTATTTTCGCTTGATTTGTAGGTACCTTTACCGATGTAACCCACGCCACATATACTAGGATGCATCCTATCCTTAACCTCTCCTTTGGTAATATCTGAGGAGTTGGCTTTTGTCGTGAATCCTGTCAATAAAAATTCAACAAATACATTTAAACTATTTACGTATTTTATTATCCTTAAATCTCCTGCTTTATTTGTTGGGTATATCTTATTTATATCTATCATGATTAGCACTCCGCGTAATTATCCTTACCCTTACTTGTTAGCTGCTTTAATTAGTTTTGCGTATCTAACCTTACTCATAACAACAACGTCCTCGTGATTCTGCCTTGTTAGCAACACAGGAGAGCGATAAGCGGCCGCAAATAACTTACCTATTTGGCGCTGGGCCACACTACTATTTATTTCCTTTAAAAACATAACTATACCTTTTTGTGTTTGTACTGCAGTTCATACCCGAGTACGTATTGAAGTATGTATGACGATTAGCAACAAGTCAAGCGTAATATTAAATTAATTTAAATAATGTTATAATCACCTCAACTAGGAGATACAAACATGAATGACGGCTATTTAGATATTAACGAAGAGGGTGTTATGGGTATTCATGGCTACGAGGATAGAAAGTCATGAAATTAACTTTAATCGCAATAGTATTATTAATAAGCGGGTGCGCAGGAATAAGCCCTTACTTTGAAGCAGGTAAAGACGAGGTTGAAAAAATAAGCACTAACGTAACTGATGCGGCTATTTATCAAATTTGCTATTTAATTCGCTCAAGAGACTTAGAGCGCATATTTAACACTGTAGAAAAGAAAGAAGCCCGTGCTGATATGTGCGGTTATAAGATAAATGTAATAAAGGATAAAGGAGCTAATCAAGGCTCTGTAGAATGAATCATGATAGAAGTAAGAGGCGATCTTCCACCTCTACACCCGAACCCAACGCCACCAGAAAATATTTAATTCTGATGCAGGCGTTTTAAATTACCTGCTTAGTTGCGGGTTTAACTCGTTACAACTAAATAAATTATCAAGTAATGCGTTAAATGATGCCAAGCTTGATCACCACCTAAAGCCCACCAAAAGTATTTATCATCAGGTTTAAATCTACCTAACATCTTAGGCGAGGCTTTAACCCTGTCCATAACAAAGTGCAACCAATAATCCAATATGGCATAAATAAATAAATACTCCAAGCTTGTACATAGAAACAATACTACCAAAGTCCCTACGGCATGCACAAAGCAATGTAATGATAATGGCTTAACCCAATCAGCTTCTTTAAACTTCCCTAACATGTACGGCGTTTGTAATGGATAATCACATAAAAAGTGCTTAACCTGAAACGCTATTAATAATATAAATATTTGCTCTATCATCTTTACTTATCCTTATCTAACTAAAAAATATTTCATCATTATCTATCAATTTAAATATTTCATCTTTTAACGGGTGATCATTAAGCGGCATAGATTCGCCAACCTCTAAAAACACACCGTCTGATTCCGTATTGTTAGCAGCCTCAACAAGTGCTTTTAGATTATCTTTTGTTGCTTTAAATTCTGGTTTCATCTCTTATCCTTATCTAATCTGTATTTAAATCATTAGCGGTTAGTTTAATAACTTTACCAACTACGCTTGCGTGTATAAATCCTTCTGTATGATAAAGCCTGCCTGTATCTTTTCTGTAAAACCCTTTAAGCGTTGAGCCAGCATAATTAAACTGATAACACTCTCCGTCCTTAAGGTTTAAATCGCAATTGCATTTACACATTTTGTTATTCCTCTATCTTATTAGTCTTTAATAATTCAGGATGCGTGTGAATGTTACCTACCACAAATATATCGTCTCTTTCTGCCGCTACATCATGAGCATCAGTATCAAACATATTTTCATTTATGCACTTATAAACAACGCCGCAATAAGGTTGTATTTCAGTTATACACAATCCGCTTCCTGATATATTCACAATATCCCCTTCATAAATATCAACGCCGTTCTTATCGGTTAATCCTGTGAATTGCATAATAATTCTATTTGGAAATTTATCGTTATCACAAAGGTACGCGCCACAGTTTTTAACTATTTCTTCATGTGGTGACATTACATAGTTACCGTTTATTGTCGTGTTGTGCCATGATCTAAACTTTATTGTTCTATTCATTTTAATCATTCCTTACTTAATGCGTTTAGTGTTTAACTTAATTAAAGCCTCTATTGGCTGGCTTGTTTCGTATTTCTTCTTCGTGCTGCATTCTTCCAACTGCTTCCATACTTAACGCTTTAAATGAGCCGTTACACTTCTCTAAATAAACAGTTCCATTACCATCGTTATGCCTATCCTTGGCAATGATCAATTCAGTTACACCTTTCATTGATGTATCTGGCTCAACTATTTCTTGACGATGTACAAACATAATTACGTCTGCATCAGCTTCAATACAGCTTGAATCTTTTAGGCTTGACATATTAGGTCTATCTTTAACGTTTTGAGGTCTACGAGATTGCACGCAAAGAAATACAGGTACTTTCATTTCCTTTGATAGCTCTTTTAAATCTCTTGTAATGTTTCCGATCGCAATGTCGTGTCTATCAGCTTTTCCTAATTTCATCAGCCCTAAGTAATCAATAAATATTGCCGATAGTTCAGGGTGTTTCATTTTATGGCGTCTAACCTTGGCGCGTATTTGACCAACAGATTGTTTAGGCTCATCAGTTAAATATAATCCGCTACTTCTAAGCATTCTTACAGCGCTATCTATTCGACCTAATTCCTCATTATCTAACCTAGCGCTTTTTAATTTAGCAGGGTTTATATTACCGACACCTGAAACGAATCTTTCAAACAATGAATTCTCTGACATCTCCATTGAGAAGAACATAACGTTTTTACCTTGATCAACTCCTACACTCGTAGCTAGTGTTTGGCAAAATAAAGTCTTACCCATTGACGGAGAACCAGCAACAACTACTAAGCATTCATCGCCAACTCCATTTATCCTCTCGTCCAACTCATCAATCCCTGTTGATAAACCAGCGATTGAACCACCCCTAGCCGCCCTTGCATCTAGTTCGTCCAAGAATGACCCTTCTATGTCTCTTATATGGCGTAAATCTTTGCCGTTAGAGTTAACAGAGATGTCTTTTAGTTCATTTCCAAGTTGCTCAATGATTTCAGTTGCGCTAACTTTTTGGTTAATTAGTTCATTAGTATTTATCAAAACTAAAGATAAATCTCTAAGGCTTGCTAGCTTCTTAATCGTGTTAACGTACGTTCCCATGTTTGAAATGCTAACAGCTGCCTTAGCTATTTGAGCAAGGTAGACAAACCCACCAAAATCTCCGTCGAGTTTATCTAGTTGATCGCTCACCATAGTTAAATCAACAACCTCTTTACGCTCAGACATTCCTTTCATAACTTCAAATATTTTTTGATGCTGATAACCATAAAAGTCTGTAATGCCTAAACTGTCCATTGCTTCACGGCTGTTAGCGTGTGTTGAGTCTTTAACCATTAACCCTAATATTTGCTGTTCAACGTCTACGTTAAACGCTGGCTCATTTGTTATCATATTGACCCTCTACTATTTTTAATAAGTTTGATTTGTTAATAATGAAATCAAAACTAGCTGACCAATCAGAAGTTATACCCATTAAAAAATCACTACCTGAAATGTAATCAAATAGCCTAGACCACGTTTCTAGTTTTGAAAAGTTATGCTCTGAATTTTTAAATTGTTTTATAGATGCTTTGATATGAGCTTTACGTTTATCAGATAAAACTTTAACCGTACCTAATTCTGATAACTTGTCGTTGTACTCGTCAGTGATTAACTGACATATATCTTTACTATAATTATCATTCTTATTATTTGTTTTATTCTTATTCTTATTATTTGTATCTGCTAAGTTTGCTACCTTTTGCTTGCTATTGCTAGCATTTGCTACCTTTTGCTTACCACCTTTAGCTCCAGCAATGGCGCGGCGTTCACAAGTTTTAATGTATTTCTCATCATCCCTAATAAACTGATTTTTGAATGGTGAAAACGCTATTTTTACTATACTATCTAATGGAAAGTCCTCGCCTTTTTGATAAGCTTTTATCGCTTTAAACAATACGCCAGCTTGTCCATTTGTTAGATCGTCCAGTATATCTAAACTGTCGATATGTATTAGTAATGATTTCTTATTACTGCTCATGCTATAATTACCTTGTCTTTATTAATTAGCGCCTTGCAGGGCGTTTTTTATTTCTAGCAGACAGTAAAAGTTGATTTATAAAGCTCAGCTTTTACCAAGCTAGCAAGGGCATCTAAAGTTTTAAACTTTCTAATGCCTCCTCTAGCCAACTCTAAAGCGAACTCTTTACTAGATTCAAAGCTTTGCTCCTCGTTATCCTTTAGTGCTATTAACACCCAACTGTCACCGTAAGAAGTAGCCATAAGCGTTCCTACTGCCTCATATTCTACCAACTTCTTTAATTCCTGTAATTGCATTTTGTTTACCCTTTAATTAAAAACTAACTACACAATAATTGATTTTTGTCTTGACGTCAAGTTTATTCTGTATTAATATTAATCATCGAAACAACGCAAGGATTTAAGTATGAGTTTATTATCACAGGCAAAAGCATTAGTTATAAGGCTTGCAGAATTTAACCCTGAATTAGTGATCGCTAGCACTGGTAGTTGTTATGTTCATTTAACTGGCTGTAAGGTTAAATACATTAGAGTTGCTAATCATGCAGGGCATAAAGAGAAGCCTAATACATGGCAGTTAAGAAGTGATGTAAGCAGCTCAAGAAAAGGCAATAAAAGAATTTACACAAATTTCAGTAGAATGATTGCTGATTTAGTGGTTACCAAGTAACCGTGTCTAAGAGACAACTATAACTGATACCTTACCAACTAAAGAGGCGAGCATGATTACGCAAGAAAGAGTTAAGGCTTTGTTTGATTATAACGAACTAACCGGCGAGCTATCTTTTGTTGAAACTAAAGGTCGAGGAAAAAGAAAGGATAAGATGGTTGGTTGCATCACCAAGCAAGGGTATTTAGTTGTATGGGCTGAAAAGAGATCATATCAGGCTCACAGGTTAATATGGATGCATTTTTATGGGAAAGAGCCTGTTAATGGGATTGATCATATAGATGGTAACAAGTTAAATAATGCAATCATAAATCTAAGGGATGTTAGCCAGCAGGAAAACACAAAGAACAGGCGTAAAAGTAAAAATAATACTTCTGGTTTTGTTGGTGTATTTTGGGATAAGAACAAAGATAAGTGGAGGGCGCGTGTAAATGTTAATAAAAAAGCAGTTTATTTGGGTTACTTTTCTTGTAAAGGCGATGCTATAACCGCAAGAAAGAAAGCAAATATTAAATACGGGTTTCATGAAAATCATGGTAAAGACATTAGTTAACATCAACAAACAGAGGATATAAAGAATGAACATTGAAAAAATAACTTTTTACGTAACTAAGACCACGACTTTTGAAATTGTCATGAGCAAAGAAAATGGTTATGAAATGCCAGAAACGCCAAAAGAACTTATTGACATGGTGAACACGATTAAAAATAACCCTGCTAGAGAATTAGCATGGGCTTCTGATAACGCAATTGATGATGATATGGCTGTTGATGATTACGATATCGTAGAGTCCAAGTAACTACATAAGATACAAGAGGAATGAAAATGAAAGCAATAAAAGAGATAGTTTATAAATTAGAATTAAATGAAGATGAGTTGCGATCGATTAAAGATTGCCTTGAAGTGTTTCTTAATGACGGCCTAAATGAACTTATAAAAGGAAGGATTGGAATTGCCAAGTTAAATAGTAGCCAGTTGATTACTTTAAATGAGGTTAACGATTATTTAGAAGCTATAGATTAACCCAATCAACAAGCACATAAACAAGGAATAAAGAAATGAAACTTAAAGAAGCTATGAAAATTATAGGTAAAGATGATTCAGGGTTTATGGTTCACTTTGAAAAAGTAGAAGGCGCTATGTTGTGCGGTGGTTATTTTCCAGACAAGCATGATGGCGAAAATTTAATAGAAACAGCAGAAGAGGCTTGGCTTTTAGCTCAAAGGTTTGCATCAAAAACAAAAGGTAAATACGTTAACATATATGTTATAGATGGTGACTTTAAGCCTGTTCATGATTACAAGATGAGAACATTTAAAAATAGATAACCAACCTATAAGCAAAAGGATTAATACGATGGATGACGAAACAAAGTTAATGCTACAGAATCAGATGATAACAAATAACCTGTTAAAGTTACTGGTTGCCAAGTCAATGACAAATAACACTAGCTTAATAATAAATATAGCTAATAATTTAGATGAGGCTAGTGATGATATGGTTAAAGCTAGATTGGCATTTGATAAATTAATTTAACTACTACAAGAGTAATACAAACATAACCCGCTTAATTGCGGTTTTGTGTTATAATAAGGTTATATTCTTTGGCGAGAATGAGACAAGAAAAAGCCGGATCGTAACTCCGGCATTCTTTTATCCATTAACAACTATAAACTATCGTAAATAATATTATATATTGCCTCATTAGCTATATCGGCTGATTTCTCGCTAACCTCGTTAGGTATAACATTCTCAAAAAACACCCAAGCTACATGGCTCTTAATTAAATAACCTATTACTCTTATTGCATTATCATTCATGATTAAAAATCCTTACTTAGTTCATCATAATAACTAGCATCATCAATCTGAACTTTCAATAATTTAGCTTCTCGTTTTTCATCAATCACTTTTCTGTTTTTATAGTAACCAGCCGCATGACTATCTTTAATTACGCGTACTGGCTTTGATAAAATCTTTAAACACTTGTCGATAATATCGCTGCCTTTAGGTTCGTATGTAACTGTCATTGTGATCACCCTATTAGTTTATAAGTTAAAAATGTAACCGCTATTAAGATTAGTATAGCTTTATCGCCTTTAGTCACTTCTCCAACTCCTTCAATAAAGCATCAGCAAGACCTACAGCATGACTTGCGGTTACGTTATACTCCGAGCTATCAAAATCACCTGACTCATAAGGGTTGTAATGGCTAAGTATGTTTTGCATAGCTGCCATTGCAAAAGCTTCACGCTTGGTTAGCCCTGAATTTATAACTGTAGTGGTGTACCCTCTATCGTCCTTCGCGTAACTACAATTTCCGTATCTATCGAATAACGCGCTTGCTGGCATATCTCCATTATTTACTTTACTCATCACATACCCCAACTAAGTAATATAGAATCCACACAGCCAGCAAATATAAAAAGCGACACTATTGCTATAACTCTTAATTTATCTTTATTTGATTCAGTCATTATTTAATTTCCTTTTTATGTGCTTTAACAATTAACTCTTCAACTATAGCTACCTTTGTTCTTACTCTGTCATATTCATCAGAGCGTTTAGCGCAAAGCTCGTCTAGTAATTTATTGGTGTTAGCATTTAAAGCTACTGCATTCTTTTTCATTTGTTTTGCCTTGTTTAATTAATATGTAATAAATATTAAATTAATACTTGCAATAAGTCAATATTAGTTTAGTATTAATTACATCAAACGAAACGGATTAAACGAAATGAGTATTGAAAGCCCTTTAGAGTCAGCTTGCCCTTTATGCGGTGAAAATATGTATATGGAGCTAGGCAGTACGATACTCGAATGCGCAAGTGAAGAATGCGACCATACAATTGATACTGATGAGGATTTGAACTAATGCCAATAGTCACAGAAAAGTCATTCGATGAAATAATGCAAGAGCATACAAAGGCATTAGATGAAGGTAAGAAGATTATGCTTGAGCAATTAATAACAGAAATTAAAATGTATAAATACGAAACGTTTAGCGATTTACATGGCGCTATACAGAATCATTTAGATAGATTGGAGAGTTAAGGTGGATAAAGGTAATTTAAAATTATGGGATGCAGTAAAAGAAACTGATAAAGCATTCACAAAGGCAGTAAAGCAGCGCGGAGGATATACCGCTATAACTCCTCAGTATCAAATGCAAGAGGCTACAAAACAATTTGGCCCCTATGGTATCGGTTGGGGTTTTGAGTCCATAGAAATGGATTACAGTGTTATTGAAACTTTAGAGTTAGTAATTGTAAAGGCGGTTTTCTTTTATATTATTGACGGTTCAAGAGGTTCATTCCCTATTAATAATACTTGGCCTGTAAAGCAAGGATCAAGAGTTGACTCGGACTTTGCTAAGAAAGCAGAAACTAACACCATGGGTAAGGCACTATCTAAGCTTGGATTTAATGCTGATATATTTATGGGTCTGTTTGATGATCCGAACTACGTTGAAGAAATAACCAACAAAAAGAATCTTGAAAAAGCAGAAGATAAAATCGCAGAACAAGAGCGACAAGATCAAGTGTGGATTGACTGGAAGCAAAAAGAGAGTCAAGCATATAAATTAATACCTAACATGGACGCATTGAAAAAAGTCTATACGGGACATATCAGAAAAATAAAGCTTAGAGGTGATGATCAAGCTGTAATTATCTTTACTAAATTAAAAGACGATAGAAAGCAGGAGTTAGAAAATGCAACTGTATAAGCAAACTGGTGAAATGGCTAAGCTTCAAAAAATGGTTGATGATGGCGAAATGTCAAACGATGACATAAAAGACACGCTAGAAGGTATGGAGCTAGAGTTTCAAGATAAAGCGCTGAGCATCGTCTCTCTTGCTAATTCTCTTGATGCCGATGTATCTGGAATCAGTGCTGAAATAAAGCGACTACAGGCGCGCAAGAAAGCCGTAGTTAACAATCAAGATAGGCTTAAAGAATACTTACGGGTAAATATGGAGGACTCAGGAATAACCAATATTAAATGCCCGTTGTTTTCGATAACCCTTGGCAAGCCAACTGTTAAGGCTGATGTTTATGATGTTGATTTCTTGCCTGATGAATACGTATCGGTAAGCGTTGAAACAAAGCCTGATTTAAAAGCCATACTAAAAGATTTAAAAGACGGTATTGATATTCCTGGCGCTGGTCTTATTGATGGAAAAACACGATTATTAATTAAATAGAAAAGGAAATAAAAATGAAAATAGGCGTAGAAGTTCAAATCGATGTAAAGAAAATAGAAAAGGCTCGTTTATATCAAGGTCAAAAAGGTACGTATCTAACAATGACAACGTTTATTGATATCGACCAACTTGATCAATATGGCAATAACGGATTTATAGCCCACAAGAAAGATAAGGACGAGCAAAATAACGCACCTATACTTGGTAATGTAAAGGTGTTTTGGTCTGATGCTCAGGCACAGCAAATAGCACCACAGCAGCAAACAGCAAGACAGCAAACCAATCAAGTGGTAAACCATAACGTTGAGCAATTCGATGACACGATCCCTTTTTAACTAACAAACACCAAGGACAGCAAGGGTAAATTATGGCTACTCACAACCAGAACAAAACATCTATATCAGCAGATGTAAAGATAGCTATTATATTAATAGTTATTTTCTTGGTTGTGGGTATAGGCTCTTTAATTAGCATAGGAACAATATAATGAAAATAATAATTCACTGTAGCGCAACGCCGAACGGCAGAAACGACCAAGCAGAAGATATTCATCGTTGGCACAAAGAAAAAGGTTGGGACGGTATAGGGTATCATCATGTTATTACTGTTGATGGAAAGCTTCAATCTGGTAGACCTGAATACTGGACAGGATCACACGCTTATGGTCACAATACTGGTTCAATTGGTATTTGCATGATTGGAACTGATGAATACAATCAAGAGCAATGGTCTATACTCGATACCTTATTGCGCAAACTATCCTGTAAATATGATGACTTAGAAATAATAGGTCACAACGAAATATCATCTAAATCATGCCCCGGCTTTGATGTTCAATGGTGGCTAACTAACAAGTTTTACGCTAAACATAGTTGATATGATATAATTAAAGTTAACCGACAAAGAGGGTAAATTATGACAGGTGTTAAAGGTCGCAAGCCAACAGTGCAAGAAGTAAAGGAAGAGGAAGAAAAGAAAATCCAACTTGCTAAACAAAGAAAAGCAGCAAGAGCAAAAGCGGCTAGAGCAAGACGTGTCGCGTGATTTATTCTGATTTAGTATTCGAGGTTAGGTATTGGCTCCCATGCCTAACCTTTTTGTTTTTCGCGTTCCTGCTTTTATTTTCGGAATCTGCATATAAAAAACATTCGTTTATTATTGTGACTTCTTGTTTTATTTATTATTTAATGCCTGATGCCAACGAAACATTAACGGGTGCAGAATACAAAGCGGAGTTCATAAGACAAACAATGATAAGCATCATGATTAATGGTGCAGCAGCTTTGGCAATGTCCGCTATTTTATTTAATGACAGGAAAGCAGCGGCCCACACATTGATATACTCATTTATCATATTTCACCACGTTATGTTATCATTGTATTTAATAAATGGTTCTGCTTGGTATAGTTATATGAACTACGCTTTATACGATGAAATACTAATATTAACAGCTATAACTCAGATGATGGTGTCATATAATGGACTTACTAGCGCACTTAGCAATATACAAAGGATGTTATCTAGGGTTTATATTTATAGCAACTACGTTAGTAAGAATTTATCTTCACAAACAAAAAGAGAAAGTGAAACGTGAAGCAAGAGAGCGTTAAACATTTAGCGGATGGAGCAACTACGTTAGCGGTAAGCGCTGGCGCAAGTAGTTATTTCGAGTGGTTTACTTTTGTTAACGCTAATGCTCCGGGTATTGGTGTTTTATTGTCTTTGATATTCGGCTTTATAGGCTTGATTTTTTACTATTTAAACTGGAAGAAATCAACACTAGCAGATGACAATAAAGACAGGTTAGACGCTCACATAGAAGAAACACGCGAAGAATTCAAAGTCGTAAACAACGGTATAGAATCAATATTAAATAAATTAGATAAGGGATAAGTAATGGCATTTGTAGGCGATGGCATAGGTAACATAAGCTTTACACAGTGGGATACTGGTGTTGGTGATTTTACCATGACCGGTACGTTTAAAACTCCTAGTGTATTTGCTTTTGAGGCCATGATGGGTGATACAGCTGGCTCTAACAATATACTTTTTATAGATGTCGGTAATACTGTAAAACTTAAAATATCATCAACCATCACAATCACAGGTATGGTCGCCGATACAGAATACCCTTTTACTATAGCTCGTGTCGGATCAATAGTAACATTTACAGCTAACGCTCAATCTCCTACATTGGGTTTTGGCGGAACCAATGTACCATGGGATTTATTTTCAGGTTTTGGCCCCGGCGCTGCATCCCCGTTCAGTGGCGCTTTTGTGGGAGTATGGACATTTACAGATGATTTATCTGTAGTGCGAACATATGACTTTAACCAGCCAATAGGCACGCCGAATTTACCAGAAACTACGGGCGGCTTTAACGGTACACTTAACGGGTTTGTGACTGGTGACTATGATGGAGCTGGTGCTGACTCTATAGTGATAACATCAGTTAGTGATGGTGACTTTTTTAACCGTGATAATTTACAAAACCAAAAGTTAATAACGATAGCTGGAGACAATATAGGTACACAGCCAACATCAGTTGAGTACCGTTTAGATTTCGGCCCGTGGATTGTGTTAGATGCCTCACCTACTGCAACGTTCACAGGTGCAGTAACGGTAACGTGTAAGCAATTCATTCAGGTTCAAGGTGTAGGTGCTGACACTATTAGCCCGTCTACAACATTAATAGTTGGACTGTCAATCGTGGCAGGCTGGCAATCAAATGAGCAAGGTTACGGGATAAATACGCAGCCAGTAAATCAGGGTGCTAGTAGCCCTGTACCGCTAATGTATGATGGCGTAAATATCGTTACATTAACAGATCCAACCGCTACAGTTGCAGGGTTTGGTGGTGCTGGTGGCTCGACTTGGCCTAGAATCGCTAAAAAATACGCTGATGAAGGTACTATAATTTGCGTTTATAACATTGGTGTAGGTGGCTCGTTAATTTCAGCATGGCAAAAAGGCGGACCAAATTACGCCAAGATTGCGCCGTTTGTTACTAAAGTTGGTGGCTTAGGGTTATTTACTACTATTGGTGGTGAGAATGACGCGCAAAACGGTATCACTCAGATTGACATGGAGACTCAATTAACAGCACTGGTAACAGATATAGACACTGACTTTAGCGCAGATAGTTATATATGTAAATTCCCAATGAAAGAACCCGCTAGCAATGTTGCCACTGTTTTTGCTGCTTACGATGCAGTGATAGCCGCTAATTCGTTTGCTAAAGCTGGCGGTGATTTATCAGTAATTGATATTGAAATTGCAACGGCTCCGGGTAATGATGGCGTGCATTTAAAGCAAGATGCAGATTTAACACAAGCTGGTGATATAAGATTCACATCTCAATCAGCAGGTTTATTACCAAGCTCAACGCTAAACATTGCAATAACTGGAATGGTAGCAGGAACATTTGATACTGTATTTAGTGCAAATGGTGTGGAGATATTTAGAGATTCAGCAACATTTACAACAGGTAATTTAAGTTTAGTATTACCTGTACCAGCAAGTACAACAGTTAAAGGTTATGTTGATGATGCTAGTAACCCAAGTACGGATGGGGCATACCTTGAAGGTATAACAGTGTGAGTGTAAATACTTGGCAATCTCCTAACACATGGGCGGGTGGTTTAAACCCCCCTGTTGGCACAGTAACTATAAACAGCGTAGTAACTACCACTACTACAGCAACAGTATCTTTTAGTTATGACAACACAGATCAAACAGGATTTGATTATAGGTTAGACGGTGGATCGCCCGTTGATATATTCACGACTAACCCTTTTGTGATATCATCACTAGCACCAGATACATCATTTACTGTAGAAGTAAGAGCTTATAATTTAGATGGAAACGGGGCATGGTCTACGTCATTTCCTTTTACAACTGGTGAAATTTCTGTAACTGAATGTTTTAACGGATTTACAGGAACTATAGTTGATAACACTATATTAGAGCCTGTTGGATTTATTGGTTTTATTAATGATTTAAACGGCTTTAAAGGAGGTATATGTAATGAGTTGTGCGACAATTAGAGAAGATGATGTTGGCAGGATATTAGCAGTAAACGCAAGTTTTGATTTGTCTGGTAATACTGAATTGAGGATGGTGTTTAAAAAACCTCTCGGAACAGTGGTTGAAAAACTAAGTGCTGATGGTGTTACCGCTCCTGCTGTTGACTTGTCTATATGCGTCAATGGTACAGTACAAACATTTTTAGCTAATGAGTATTTTCAATACACAACTGAAGCGGGTTTGCTTGATGAGACTGGTCAATGGTCTATTCATGGTGAATATGTAGACGGAACACCAAAAGATTTAAGCGGTGATGTTTCTAGCTTTACCGTACTACCTAGGGAATAATTATAATCACAACCAACCACTAATTAAGCCCGTTTTACGGGTTTTCGTGTTTCTGGTATACTATGAATTAAGATAAGGGCTAAATAAGGGTTATATGGCTACTTCAAATACAACATTAAAGAAGGGTGATAATTTACCACCTCGCGGCAGGTCAAACAAAACACTTATTCTTGAGATGTTTAGAGAGAAGTCTCACCTTAATTTAACAGAGAAGTCCACCAAGTCAGATGCAGAAAAGGCGTTCTTTCACAATGTAGCTGTAACGGCGTTTAACTTAGAAGATCAAAACAGAGGTATGTGCTTAAAGCTACTGTGTGATAAAGGGTGGGCTAGTGTTAAACCATCAAGCGACCATGTGTCATTTGACTTTGATGAGGATGCTAATGTTCATAAGCAATCAGCGCAAATACTAAAGGCTATATCAAGAGGTAATATACCTCCAGACATTGGCAATTCATTAATACAGTCAATCAATGCAATGATGAACATAGAGGTTAATACAATAATAAAAGAGCGCATAGAGAAGATAGAAAAGGTATTGCTCGGTGAGTCTTAGTAAAAGGTTAGATGTACTTGAGCCAATGGTGCTTGCACAAGCTGGTATGTTAGAGCACTCAGTATATGGAATTGTTGATCGGGTAGATAAAATAGACGGCGAATTAATTCCTAATATTATACGTACATGGAAAGGCACTATAGGCGATATGCAGCCAAGTGATGAAATACCTACTATCTTGTTAATAGAAAAGCTAGAGCCTATGATACTACAGCATAAAAAATATAAACTAATGTTTGGTGGTCGTGGTGGTACTAAGTCAAGAATGGCTCAAGATGTAACAGCTGGCGAAGTAAATAGCCAAGGCTCTAAAGTATTCGTATTACGTGAAAGAATGAAAGCTTTAAAAGAATCAATCTACGCAGGAATTGAGAAGAGTATAAAGGATTTAAGCTTGGCTGGATTTAGAAGTGTTCCTTCTCATTGGGAGATACGACACAAAACAGGCGGCAAGTTTACCTTTGGTGGTATGCAAAACATCATTGATATGAAAGGCGCATCTAACTATAAAATATTCCTTATGGAAGAAGCAGCCAAGACTAAACAAAATACTATTGATGTATTAGGGCCAACATTAAGAGATACACCCGGTGCTGAGCTTTGGTGGTTATGGAACCCTGAATCAAGTCAAGACCCAATGAGTACAGAGTTTATTATCCCTTATCAAGCAGAGCTGGATAGGCAGGGATATTATGAAGATGACTATCATTTAGTTATTAAGGTTGGTCATGAAGATAACCCTTGGTTTGAGCATGACGAATCATTAAGGCAAGAGTTAGAAAAAGATAAACAGAAGCGTGATGATGGAAGGATGAGTAAATCTAGGTTTGCTCATATATGGGGTGGTATGTTTAACGATGACGTAGAGAGTTCTATAATTATATCTGATTGGTTTGATGCTTGTATTGATGCTCATAAGAAATTAGGTATAACTCCGAACGGTGGCAAGGTGGTTGGATTCGATCCTAGTGATTCAGGTAATGACGCTGCTGGTTACATTGAAAGGCAAGGTATAGTGTTTACTTGTATGGATGAGATAGAGGCAGAGAACGGCAACAGAAAGTTTGATGCTGCTAGTCTGATGGCTAAAAACTTTGGTACTGATGCTTTTGGTTGGGATGGTGACGGTTTAGGTGCGATACTACGCGACCAAGCTAACGCTAATTTCAAAGGGACTAAGGTTCGTACGTTCATGTATAAAGGCAGTTCAGAAGTTCATCACCCTAATGCAACGTTTCAATCTGAAAACTCTAACATAAAGATAACTGCTGGTAGAAAGAATAAAGACGTATTTGCCAATAAGAAAGCACAGAATATTACTAACTTTGCTGAACGAGTTTATAAGACTTATGAAGCTGTAGTTCATGGTAAGTATCATAACCCTGATGATTTAATATCATTCTGTAGCGAATCAATTAAACCTGATATGTTGCAGAAGATGCGTGCAGAGGCTTGTAAGCTACCTTTAAAGCCTAGTGATAAGATTAAGTTCTACACGAAAGAAGAGTTAAGGAAAGGCATTCTAATGCCCGACGGTAGTAGATTAAAGATACCATCACCTAACATATTAGACGCTGCTGTGCTTTCATTTGATAAAGCGAGTATAATAGAGAAAATTCAACACGAAACATTAACCTTTGACTCTATTTGTTAACAGGAAAAGAAAATGGCGATAGATATAGATTTCAGTAAGCACAGTAACGTTCTTGTAATGATTAGTGAAGCTCAAGATGCTAATACAGATATGCGTCAAGGTGTGCGAGATGCTAAGTTATTTTTAAGTAAGCGTGATGGTCAATGGGACCCTTACGCGATAACTAAAATGAATGGGCGTTTTCGTGGTACGTTTGATATGTGTACTCCGATAGTAGACCAGATAAGCGGAGAAATAGACCAATCTGATTTTAGTTTGAACGTGTCTCCTGCTGGTGGTGAGTCCTCAATGGATACCGCTAAAATATATAATGGGCTCATCCGTAATATTAAAAATATATCTAACTTTGAGCAAGCATCTAATGCAGCGTCTCGCTCTAATGTTATTGGTGGCTTTGATGTTGTTGAGGTTATTCAGGATTGGGTTGATGGTAATACAATGGATCAAGACCTACTTATACAGCACGTACCTAATGCTGTCGATTCAGTATGGTTTGATTTAGGCTCAGTTAAGCAAGATGCTAGTGATTCAAGGTGGGGCGTTAAGTTAATTGCTATCCCGACAGCAGAATATAAAGAGAATCACAAAGACGGCTCAGGTCAAAGCGTTGGTGATGATAGGCATTCGGAAGCTTATTTTAACAAGGCTGAATCTGTAGTTGTTGGTAAGTTGTATTACAAAAAGAAAGTTAACATTGAATTAGTTGAAATGACTAACGGCGCAGTATACGAGGTTAACGATGACTTCGATAAGGTTAAAGATGAATTAGCTCAAGTCGGTATCACTATCCAACTAAAAGATGATGGTGAAGAAAAACGCAGAACAAGAAAATCATGGCGCGTGCATTCTCGTATGTTTGATGGTGGCGATTGGCTAGAGGATGAAAAAGAAACAGTATTCGATAGCATTCCACTAATTCCTATTTATGGAAACTTTGATGTATTTGAAAACAAATTAATATACTTCGGTAAGATTGAAAAACTATATGACCAACAGCGCGTTTTAAATTATGCTATGTCTCGTGATATTGAAGATGGCGCTTTAAGTCCTTCTCCTTTCTACTGGATAACAAGAAAGCAAGCGCAGGATAATGACTATTCTAAAATGAATACAGATCGCGATCCTATGCGATTCTATAACCCTGACGATGAAGCGCCCGGAATGCCTCAATGGTCAGGTGGTGTACAAGTTAGTTCAGGACTGCAAACTACAATAGCTAATACTCAGCAAATGATTTCTGCTAGTGCTAACAGTTTTCAGGCTCTACAAGGTAATGCAGGGCCACAACAAAGCGGTATAGCTGGCAGTCAGCAAATAGAACAAGGCAACACAGGTTCAATTAAATGGTTTGAGTCTAAGAAGATAATGGAGTGTCAAGTCGGTAAAGTTTTACTTCCTGCTATACCTCGTGTTTATGATTCTAAAAGACAGGTTCGTATACTTGAAGAGGATGGAACAAGCTCAATAGTTACGTTAAATGACAATGTTTTTGACGAGCAAACAAGGCAAAACATAGAGCTTAATGATTTATCTAAAGGTTTATATGATGTTGTATGTGACTTTGGGCCAGCATTTAACAGTCAGCAGAAAGAAACTATTCAAGCATTCTTAGATATGGCAGCGATTGACCCTAGCTTTTTACAGCAAGGTAAAGATATCATGCTTAAAAACTTGGCCGTACCGGGTATGGAGCAAATGGCTGAACGTGCAAGAGTTGAATTACTTAACGCTGGTTTAATACCTGAAACACAATGGACTGATGAAGAGCGAGCAGAGCAACAAGCTTTAGCAGAGCAACAAGCTAACCAACCACCTCAAGAAGATCCTAATATGGTTCTAGCTAGAGCAGAGGAGTTAAAAGGTCAGGCTGATATGACTCAGGCTCAGAACAAACAAGTAGAGATACAAGGTAATCAGCAAATTAAAATAGCAGAGTTGCAATTATCTAATAGAGAGATTGATTTACGTGAGCAAGAAATACAACTAGATGTTGCTAAGTTCCAACGGGAGAAAGATGACAAGTTCAATGTTGATGCGGCTAACATTCAGTTAAACGCAGAGAAGCAAGACCTAGCACAAAGAAAGCAGGAGTTTGAAGAATTCATGGCAGTTGGTAAGGCGCAACAGCAGCAGATTAATGATGCTATTGCTAACCTGAAAACTATTCAAGACGCCAGCGGTGATGCTACGATTATAGGCCCCGGCTTAATTGATAACATGAAGACTCAAAGTGATATTGTTAGTGAGGAACAAAGTAAACAGTAAAAGGTAAAGCCCTATTTAGGTAGGGCTAGCTCTCAATGTGCATATTAAATAACCTACTGTATATATCTTGAATGTCTAATGGTTTATGTAGTACGCCAAAAGTAAAGCCGTAAAGCATATACCCAATACGCCCATCTTTAAGGGTTATGGTACACATTAATTCAGAGCCTTTGATATATATCCTAATTCTTGGCTTCATAACTAATAACCTCTATAACCAGCGGCAGCACCCAACCCACCATACAAAGCGTTATGAGCTAAACCCATTCCAGCAGCTAAACTACCAGTGCCAGCGTTTTGCATCCCAATAAACTGCTGTTGCGCAGCTAGATTACCACTCAAAAATTGACTACCACACTGATGTTGCAGATTAGATAACTGCTGAGCCTGCCCTAACGAAGCCCTAACCATAAGATCGAACTGGTATGCTTCCGTAAATACACTATTATTCTTAATCGGCTTAAGTTTAATCTTAATTCTAGGTTTGACTTGCTTGGCATAACAACTAATAAACCCCTTCTGAGTACCACCAAAGAATTTAACTTGCTCATTCTCTAATTGCTTCCTCTTCCACTCAAACATAACTACCTCCAACTCGCATTCTTACCAAATGAATTACCTGTAAACTTAGGCGCTGATAAACACCTAACCGCTTTGCTACCACACTCACATTTAATCGTTTGAGTATCGCTATCAATACGCTTCTCGTATTTGCGCTGGCATGAGCCGCATTTAAAGTTAAGTGTTATCATTGCGGTATCCCTGCTATGAGTACATATATAGACGGCAGAGCGATAAGGGCAAACATAAATATAAAGACTGCAATAATAATCAGTCCCTCTTTCCTACTTGTCATCATCAATCAGCTCCTTAAGTTTATCCATACCTGCTCCAGCCTCAACAGCAGCGTTAAGTATATCTGTTAATAACTGCTCTACATCTTCATACACAACAAAATCTTTGTCATGTAATAAGGCTTTCTGATTGATAAGTCTGCGAGTGTATTTTTTAATCATTGTGTAACTCCTTAATCATATCCCCTCGCGCCTGCTTGAACTCTTCTATCACAGCGTCAAGAACAGCGCATAGCAAACCGTTTTCGTAATCTCCTTCTAATTCAAAGTCAGATAGAATAAAAGTATCCTTCTCTTCGTCTTTATGGATAGTTCCAAACTTTGTTATTTTTAAGTTACTCATCATTACACTCCTTTAACTCTAACCCGCGACACATACACAATAATTGTGCTTTCATTTTAGGGTTATTACATCGTCTATTGTAGGTGCTATAGAGTAAACCCCAGTGTGAACAAGCCTCATCAACAGTCCAGCCGCGAGAGCGTATAATTCTAGTAAAGTTATGTATCATTGAATTGACCCTTTAATAAATTAAATAAAACCCTTTGCTCATCAACTGAATACTTATGCAACGACTCATTTAAGCGTGACTTATCGTCTTTCTTGTGTGACTTCCACCAAGAAACGATATCAATTAAGCCATGCCTACTTGCGCTTGCAATAACGCTCTCTACTACATTTCTTTGCTCAAGCTCGTTAAGGATCGCGCACATAGCAGCATCCACTTGCGCTGAATAATTTTTGTATTTATCTAGTGCTTTATTCAGACCGTCAACCTCTGATTGTAATTTATCTACATAAACAACTCTTGGTTCAGAGCTTCTTGAATCGTAACATGGCATAATCTTACCTCGTAAATAGTAGCTATAACCCCTCGTTATCGCCTATCTATAGTCAGTCTAGCAAAAGCTTTATAATACATCAAGGCTTACAGTTAGCCTTTAATAACTGCTCCGGCTATTCAAGCCTATGCCTACAAGGTCTTTAACATGAGTGATACACCTCCGCAAAACGATGACGTGATTAACGAAGAAGTT